AATGTGTCTTTAACAAACTCAACAACACCTTTTATTTCGTCTTGAGTTAAATCTGTTCGTGTTGTGCTAATATGGATATTATCAATAGTTGTTCCCTCATTTGCACCCTCAGTTGTTCCCTCAGTTGTTCCCTCAGTTTCAGTTTTTTCTATTACAGTATCATTTTTTTTCAGATAAGCCTCTCTCATTTTATCTAATTCAATTTCATCAGGAGTTTTTTCTGTTCCAGAAGCAACTACAGATATTAAACCGTGATTAATACCCGATACTTTTTCCTGATGCTTTTTAATTTCATCATCACCATATTTTTTCACTCCTTTGATTCTATCGCCAACATATCTATCGTCTTTAATAACGATTTGCATTGTATCGTTATTAAATTTACAGTCTTTAAATGTTTGACCGTCTTGAGCAAACCTTGCTTTAATAATTCTAATACTTGCAAGACTTGCTTCTTTTTGGTCAGGTGTTTTCGCTACACTCATAAAGAAGTGTGCTTTTTGTACTCTCTTAATATTTCCACCTGCTTGATGCGCTTCAACCAATTCAGCATCAAAACCACTACGATTACTTTGGATTGCTGACCAACAAGGTATATTTAAATCACCTGCGAGTGCTTCGAATGCTTTAACGATTACAAGTTCAGCTTCGTTTCTATCTGAAGTCCTTTTATGTGATTCCAAGCAATCAAGATAATCTAATACTATTATATCAAATTTAAAACCATGTTTTTTCTGTTCTCGGATAATAAAGTCTTTGACATCCCTCATGGTTGTGTCTTCTTGACTGAATTTCTTAATCGTTAATCTTCCTGGTCCTAATGTTTCAATGTACTTATTTGATTTTTCTAATGCTTCTTCATTTCTATCATCAAGTTCACTTAATGGAATTCCAGTCCAAATTGTAACGTGTTTTCTTTGTATTTGTTCCTTGGTGTCCTCAAAAATAATTTGTAATACATTCTTATCATTATTACGAGCAGTATTCGCTATCATGGTTAATAGCGTTGTTTTACCTACACCCGATGGGGTGAGAATCAACCCCATTTCACCCATACCTAAACCACCGCCAGTTAATGCATCTATTACCTTTACGCCTGTTGGAATGGTCTTACGAAATTCTTTTGTTAATGCTTTTTCAAGTCCTTCAGTGGCATCACTACCAGCATCTTCATCATCACCAATAACAGCTACTTTCTGAAACTTTTCTTCGATTTCAACAATAACCTTCTTATTTTTCATCTCCCCACTTTTCACCTTGGAGAGAATTCCTTCTGCTAACTTCCGGTATTCTTGTTGTTTTATAAAATTGTTTGTGCCTTTTTGAATAATATCACCATCATACATTAAAGTTTCATTGAGAACTCTCTCATTCCATAATTCTATACGTTTAAGTACAGAGAATAATGATTCTTCCTCCATTGTATTGTTCGGAGTCTTGAATTCATGAATGGCTTGCTGTATGCTTTGATTTTGAAGATTTGGTGTCTTCCCATATTCCTTATAGAATTCCCATATGATTAAGAACATTCTTTTTAGATTAGGGTCGTCAAAATATTCAACCGCTAACACAGGAATTGTCTTTTCAGCAAATTCTGGTTCAACCAATATCTGCCACATCAATCTCTGTTGGAATTCAGGTCCTAAATAGGATGTAAAGGTATGTTCAGTTATTTCACTCATTAATATATGTGGTGTTTAAAAAGGGACGAAAATTAGGGTAAAAATAAAATTATACGCAAATTATGAAAACAATCCTAATCTCCGTCCCAATATGATTAAATTTGCTTAGTTTCTTCTCAGTCTTCTAAGCATCTCTATTCTCTTGGGCGTAGAGAGTTCCCTGATTTGATTGATTGACAAACCCCTGATGTTAATCAAATCATAATCATCCCACATATTTTTAATGTCGTTCCCTTTTATCTGATAAAAAATTCTGTCGGTTATATCAACCACAGCATCAACTACATCAACGGAATACCTGGCAACAGGATTAAAGCCATCCACATAAAATAGTCTTTCAACTATAGGGTTTTCGTTGATGTAAAAACCGATTTTACATTCAACACCCCTAATTGTCTTGTCTTCAATCTGCTGAACAATGGTTTGTGGGTTGTACTTAAAATCATTTCTGATTCGTTGCGGATACGACTCGATGATGTTCTGAGCGTAATGATACATGTCATAATAAACACTTTCAGAATCTTCTGAAGTAGTGTCAATTCTACCGACATCGAAAATTATATCATACTTTTTCTTAGAAAGAACCTTTTGTAGTTTTGTTATCGCTCTTGGTAAGATATCTCGAATATCGATTGAATATCTTGTGAAGGGATTAAATTGGTCTGCATCGAATATTTTCTCACATAATAAAAGATTGCCTTGATAAAGTGCAAACCTAAATGTATTACTATATTCTTTCTCGTTCATATGATTATTTTTTAAATTGTTAATACTACGCAAATATATATAGAATCAGCGTAAAATGAAAGGGTTTTTTACAATTTACGCTTATTATTTTTATTGTATTCGTTAAGTAGTTGTTTCTCATTCATTATGACGGTATAAAATGGTTCGACATAATTAACAAACGTACTTCCATATATGGTTAAAAATTCATCTGCACGCATCATATCAGCCAAATTTTTACTTCCTCTGTCGTCAGGTAATAATGGTGCATCTAATTGTAGAAGTTCTTCCTCTGCTTGTTCATTAAGCATTGGCTCTCTCAAATTCACTAATTTATAATTAGTTTTTAATCTATCAATGTTGTTTAATAGATTTTCGAATGCCTTTAATGGTTTCTTTTTTTCTGCAACTCTCTGCTTATTTAAATCATCAGCACGTTTACAAATATCTTTCACAGAAAAATGTTTTACCTTTATTTCCGGAAAATGCGTTAAAAGCATTTTTTCTCCAACCCCAGGAATTCCCTGAATATTATCAGCACTATCACCCGTTATAATTTTTAGGGTTAAAGCATTGGTGAAGTGATGTTTAAAGTGAAAAAAATAATTTGTTCTTGTAATCGGTCTTTCAATATTAGCAAATAATATTGTTATATCTAAATCCAATAACTGTGAAAAGTCTCTGTCATTTGTATATAGGAAAATTTCTTCCTTTTGATTATATTTAATGCAGTAAGCTGCGATTAAATCATCGGCTTCAACATCATCAACTTCAATCTGTCTCAAAAATAGTTCTTCGGCATATGCCTGAATACGTTTTCGTTGTTTAAGAATTGATTCATCTTTATCTTTTTCTCTGCGGAGTTCTGCAGCAGTCATTTCAATTCTTTGATTCCATTTCTTTGAAACACGATTTGCTTTATAAGCACTATCAATTCGGTGTCGATATATTCCACCACCTTCACCATCCCAAACCAATACGACCTTATTAATCATATGGTCCTTAATTAACTTACGAATGGTAGTTAAAAAAGAATACAAACCACCAATGTGTCCGAACTTGGTGGTTTGTATATCCTTTGCCCCATGAAATGAACGCTTTAAAAGATATGAACTATCAACTAAAAGAGTTCTTGTTTTCATTATTCTGTATTTTCCTCAACCTCTTCATAATTAACATTACCGAAATTTAAAACATTTCCTTCTGCATCCATTGGTTTGGCTTGCATAATAATGTCTTCAGCAGAAAGAGTGTTGTCTTCAAATCGATTACGGAAATACAAAATATTTTCCTTTTTATATGCATCGATACTGTCTTTATCACCATACACAAACCCGTGTGGTGTTGAAGCGATTTTACCTTCTAATGAAATTCCACCCCACTGACCATCGATATGGTTTTTAGCAATATTTACTTTGTTTTGGAAACCAAAATTAAGGTCACGACCTTTGCTTGTAGCTGTAACTCTTGCAGTTCCGTGAGTAATAATACCACCAAAATGATAAATAAGTCTTGCTCCAAAGAACCAAGTCTCACCACCCTTATGTTTAACTACCTTATTCATTGAATCATACCAAATTTTCTGCACACATGCAACTGTATTGGTATGTGGACTATCAACTCTACGACTGTTTGGAATTGTGTTATTCAACATTGACATAAACGCTTTCTCATATGCACCAGCATTCCACATGTTATTATCGCTATCATTTTTTTCTAATGCATTGATTGTCTTAATACAATTTAATGTACCGATTGAATCAATTGCAAAAAATAAATCATAGTCCAAATTACCTGCATCCTGTTGGTCAAGAAAGTAATACATTGCTTTTGCTAAGTCTTCAATAGCTGCTTCCTTTCTGTTTTTATCCTGTACTTTCCCAAAATTATCAAGAATGAATTTATTATTGACCAAGATATAATCTCCATCCCAATCAAAACCCATTAGAGTTAATCTCTCATTACCAATATCAATATTATTCTCAGTATCAATAATAATCGGTAAATCACCCATTTTCTGTGCATTAACGATTGAACGCATTAATGCTGTTGACTTACCAGTATTAGAATATCCACGAAATTGTGTTACATATCCTTTAGGTACGCCAGGCATTCCTGTTGCCTCAGTTAGTGCATCGTCAATTGGAATCCATACAAGTGGTTTAGAAGGAACATCAACAGCACCAATCTTCTTTTTAAAATCATCTAAAGAGAAATTCTTTTTAGGTGTTGGTTTCCTTGCTGGTGCAGAAGGAATATCCTGTTCACTTTTTTTTGCCATATTAAATTTTTGTTTAAGTAAATAAAGGGGAAACTTTCATTTCCCCTTATTCTCTGTTATTTAGAAAGGTAAATCATCGTATTCACCTGAATCTGATTCAGGAATGTCATCATCCACCTCATTGGTAATACCGTCCTCTATTTCATCCTCTACTTCAACAGCAGCTTGCGCTACAGATGGTTGAGTTTGTGCAACAGGTGCTTGAACTGCGGGTGCAGGAGTTGCCTTTGCTGTAATATCAACTGCATCTTCTTTATAAGTACCAACATTTTCCGGTGTTATGTTACCGATAGTAATACGACTTCCATCCTCATTAAGGTCAGATGCATGTTCAAAATTTTCATCTTCATCAGCATCAAGATTAACTTTACGAGTATTTGCCTGTTCTTCCAAATCAGGGCGACCTGGAAATACCCAATGTTTGTTGTTTTGGTCATTGTCATCCCAATAAGGATTAGTACCTGCTGCCACGGTTTCAAGAAACTCGAAAGGTGTCATGTTAGGTGCTTTCATCGGAAGGAAAACATCTCTCCAATTAACATCATCATCAAGCCATTGTCTTATAACAATAGGGTCGTTGTGAAGTTGAGAGGGTTGACCGAAAATAACTGCCGATAATGTCTTATAGGTATGACCATTAAATTCACTATCTGCCATTGTGAGAGTCAAATCAGTACCTCTTTTAACATCGGTATAGTCTGCTTGGAACGCATTCACATACGCATCTAAGACAGGCAATAACTTGTCGAGAGTACCCTGATTTTTGAAATTGTGTTTAAATCTCCAGAATTTAACACCGTCCTTTTCAGCACCTTTATCAATACCACGAAGAATATAGAATTTCTTTGCTTCCCATTTGTTGGCATCAATAAAGATTTTCTTGTTACTTTCGTTGATTTTTAATTGTGCGTCATTCATATTCTCTTTCTTAATACCTTTAATAGAGGTATCTTGTTTTGCAAGCATTGCTTTCGCTTTGTCGCAAAGAGGACATGGTGCAGGTACTTTCATCGGATTGCCATTACCGTCAAGCGTTACATTCCCCTTTTCATCGAGTACGACTACTTTAGGGTCATTGTGTCTTGGACAATAAATAACCTTTCCGTGCTTTTTCTTACCACCTGCAATAGTAATAGATACAACGTGGAAGAATGCTTCCTCAATGTACTCTCTACCTGGTTTTGGGGGTAAAATTCTAAAGACTTCTCTGGCTTTGCGTGGAACAAAATATTTTGCTAAAATTTCCTCGCTTGATTTTCTCTTTTTCGTTTGTGATTGTTTTTTCTGATAGTCAGAAAACATCGATTTCAGTTTTGCCAAGTCACCACCTTGTGGATTTGGCGTTGCATTTTCATTTGCCATTTCAATTTGTTTTTTCAGTAAAATTATTTTTCAATTATAAAATTGTGCTACAAATATAGCCTTCATTCATGATAAATACAAGGATTTTTAAAAATAAATAGGATTTTTTTGAAAA